AATGTGGTTGCCGGGTCTCCCTTGAACCAGTTGAATGTATTGTCGCCACCACTCCAAGCAATTTCGATGGTGTCTCCAGTTCTTGTCGTAGTGATGTAAGCACCACCAGAAATCTCAATATTATCCCCGCCACCTACCACATTAACCTCATCGCCACCAGTACCAGCGTCGCTATCGGCTTGAACACTAAATGAGTACGTTACTGGGTCTACTTCGTCAACGTAATCGACTTTTAAGACATTGCCGGTTAGGGTTGTGTTTATGCCAGCGCCACCAGAAATGGTTATACCATCATTGTGCCCAATCCATCCACTCGCGTTTGTGCTGAGAGAAGGCGTATTATCAGCACCAAGTCGGAACTGATTAGCGCCACTAATAACAAATCTATCATTATCAAAATCTGGAATAATAGAAATTGAATTATCGTGTCCAGAGTCAATGACAAGAGTATCTGTTTTTGTGTCTGAACTAATAGTGCTGTGCCAAGTGCTTGGAGAAGCGCCTGATATTGCCACGATTGAGAATGCGCTTTGGTTTACTTCGCCTACGTCTCCAAGGTTATCGAGCTGGTATTGCAACGCTCCAGAATTAGCTTCCATCAGCCCGCCAACCCCAGATACTTCATGTAGCTCTTCACTGAAGAAACCGGAGTGAGCTACGCCAGACGCATACGGGAATCTATTTAAGGCAGCTGTCGCATTAGCAGTTACCTGTGTTTGTAAAACCCCAGAGAGCTGTGTTGGATCTACATAAACGGTATGAGTTCTGTCTGTTCCGTCAGTAAAGTCTGTTTTAGTCAGACCGGCAGGGGCAGAGTCCGTGAGGGTGATTGCTGTGTTTCCGGCTCCTCCTCCAGTGTTTTGTGTGATGGTAACAACCGATCCAACTACTGATGCAGAAAATCTGGTTCCAGCAGGCCCGCTGCTTGTGTTAACAACGTTCATCAAATTTGTAGCAGTTTGATCGTTGCTTGTGGCAGACTCCCAAGTACCAGCTACCGAGCTTTGGTCTCCGTTTGTAAAATCATAATTAGTTCCATCAGTAGCGATTAAATTAACTTTGTCGCCTGCATTCAGTTCAGTAAAGTCAGTAACTGTTACTGTTGCAGAAGCTTCTGCTGGGAATAACCCCATAGATGTTGCTATACCATTAATACCGCTTACAAAGACAATGTCTCCTTGATGTATATTTTGTGTAGGGCTAGCGCCAAGGCTAAATACATTTCCAATATCTATATTGAATCCATTTATAGATATGCCGCTTCCACCTTGATAAGCACCACTAATAGCAGTGCCATTACCAAAGACCATACCACTTGCAGTTACGCCAATAGGCACACCGTTAGATGTTTGAGCTCTCCAAGTGTTTGATGAGTTTTGCCAAGTCCATTTTTTATCGCCAGTGTCAGAATCTCCATCGCCAGACGAGCGAACAACAATACCTCCATCATCTACGTAAGCATCAAGTTGGTCGTGAGTAGCGTTCCCACTCATAGAAGCCAGTTCTAGCTGTTTGTCCCATATGGTGACGGTTGTACTGTCTATATACGTAGTTGTTCCAGCTACGTCTAGATTACCAGACACATTTAGATTATTACCAACTGTTAGGTTGTGAGATATACGAGCACTACCAACAACGTCTAACGCTGCGATGGGTTTAGCATTGTTGATGCCGAGCGAATTCAAGGTGTCGTCCCACACAAAGCCGGAATCATATGTTAAGATTCCAGACTTGTGGAAGAACGCAACTCCACTCATGGCTTCCGGGTGAAGATTGTACCCAGTCAAATACAGGCTCGATAGATCGGGAATATCACTAGTGTGCAGAACCCTGAAGGCTGGATAACCATCAGCACATCCGCCTACGCAGTCGTTAAGCGGGCCAGAAAATACTTGGCCAGCAGCCTGAGTTTTTAGCACGATTGACTCGCCTACCCAGCCGCTGACATCAATTACAGCGTTGCTCCCAGTTATAGCGTCTACCTGATTTCTCAGGAATGGTTCAGTTTGTCTGGTGGCGTAGCTTATGCCAGAGAATACAATGCCGGACGCATCAAGTATTAAACCTGAAGTTTTAACTATAGCGTAAGAAGATGGGCCTTCTATGTCAATAGCATATCCGGGAGTAAAGGTATGAAGACCTAACCTGTGATTGTCTTTGTCCCAGTTTCCGCTAGAGTCGTAATTGAGAATGTTGGTGCCTGATGCGACTCCATCATTGTCCCAGAAGGCAATACCACTTCTTTCGGGTTGATTAAATCTGTCGTCTACACCGTAAGCTGTTATAACAGTAAAAGGAGCAGGATAAGTAACAAATACTTCTTTAGTCCCTACTGCCCAGTCTACTTTAGTGTTGTTATTCGTACTTCTAAAAGGGTATCTTCTAATCTGGTCAGAAGAATAAAAAGGATCTAACCCAGAGGATAAATAGTGACCTGAACCAACTTCGTAGTTACTACCATCGGTAATAGCGTAAAATACTAATCCGCTCTGCTGATAAAAATCTTCAAAGCGACTGAATCCCGGAGCTGCATTCTCAAGAACCATATTATTGGTTCCTACCGTATAGCTCAGCTCCTTAATTCTGTCTGATAATTGTATAATGTTATCGTTTGGATCAGGAAACATTTTTTAACCCTTGTAAAAATTAACTATCTTTTATACTAGCCGTAGGATGGCGTTGGAGTCTCTGGAGTTGGGCTATCTAGGACGCCCGATCCTCTTCCAAAAATAACCAAGTCACACTGATCCGATTCTACATATGTATTATCCTCTGCCAAGACGTTGAAGGTGAGTTGGCGTGGGTCTGAGGCTATATCGTCGCTACCAGACCTTTGGGCAACCCCAATAAAGCCCTGTGAAAAGTCTGAGCCGTCCGAAGCGGTGTTTGAGCTTGACTCTCCATGTCTAAATCTAGCTGAACCAAGCGCTACGTAGTAGTTATTGCCCAAAACCCCAGAAGTGAAGGTGAGTCTAAATTTACCAGCTTGTAATCTTTCAAACTTGGCAATATTGAACGAGTCATAGACAACCGGCGCCCAATTTGTTGGTGCTGCATTTCCACTCGTATTGAATGTTATCCAAGCCTTTGCTCCAGCTTTTGCTGAAGACATTCTTCCAGAATCCATCTCAAATACTAGCTGGCCAGAGCCTTTGATGTGAACATCTTCTCTATTATCATTGATGTATTTAAACATCACACCTCTGGCTGATGTTCCAGAAGCACTTACAACATTATCTTTAACACTAACATTGCCAGTAAATGCTCTTGAGCCATCTGCTAAGATATACTGCGTATGCGGGTCAGTTCCGGGAAGTCCACCTAGTGAGTCATGATCTATATTTGACACGCCTTTGAACGGTTCGTACTGAATACCTCCACCATTAACAAAATTAATGCCTGATTCTGGGACGAACATGCCGCCCGTGTTAGTGACACTATTTCTTTTCGCCCTAACGTCGTTAACGTAAGGCCAAGTAATATCGAAGTCACCGCTTGAAACAATCAGGTTGATAGACTCAACAGCGTCGGCCATGTTGTGCCGTACATCTTCAGCAGAAATGAGACCAGCGTTATTGTTCGCTAAGTCAGCATTTATACTGGAAAGCAAATCACCTGTATTTTTAACTGTCATTTAAAAACTCCTTAATATAAATATCCACCGGCCCTGTGGCCTTGGTTTCTTGCTATGTAATCACTGCCGGGACTGTATGGCCCAAGTATCGCTTGGCCCCCAACACTGTTGCCGGTTTTGTAGTTGAGTAATGTTCTTTCGTATTTTTCGGATAGGTCTTTATAAAGAACGGCTAAAGTGCCAGTTACACCTCTAAGGTCTATCGAGGATGGGCCGTCTTTAATTGATATCGCGTTGCTTGCTTCACTTCTTATCTCGCTACCAACCATAACACACGCCGCTTTTAAGCAAACCAGATTAATGAATCCGTCATCCCTTGTGTCGGTTTCAGTTGGGTCTGGAGTAAGTGTGCAGGTCTCTACGTTTATTGTATAATCATTTAATAAGTCTACTTCAAGCGTAACTAGCTGGCTAGCCACGAGAAGCGTTGTTTCTATTCTGTGGTCGCTGTAAGTGTACTTTGATGAATCAACATCATTTATTATGTACCTTAGTATGGTTGACATTTGACCTTGCCAAGACATAATCTACCCCTTATATGTTGCAGTTGACTTTAAAAGTATGGATATCTGTGTAATAGGTTCCGCTTCCTCCGCCAAGTGTTACTTTGCCCTGTAGTTTATAGTGTCCTACTTCGTTGAGGTCTCCAGAGACGCTATCATAATACATCACCCCGGAAACGGAGCTTCCTGTGCCCTGTGTTGAAGGCGATCTCTCAATAATTAAGTCGCTAGGCTTCCTGAAGCTAACCTGAAGAGCTGCCGCTTGCGATATATCAACAACACTTCCGTCGTCCTTAACGGTTATTAGAAACCTAGTTCCGATGTCGTCTACATGTATCTCGCTTGCCATTTTCCTACCTTTTGAGTGTAATGACGTGACTTTGTTTAATGTTTAGCGTTATTTCTACTATGGTTTGTGCCATTATGCCACTATTTCATTGCTTAAGTCTATATTTAAAGTTGTCTCAAGCGAAGTGTATATAACGAAAATAAAACTAGGCTCTTGACTGATCGTTAGTTCAAAATTAAACACCTCACCGTTGTACTTTGGTATAAAGTACTCAAATGAAAAGCCCGTAAACGAAAATGGTGCTGCTGCAAACATTACGCATCAGGATCTGTAATAACCACTGCTGAATCAACAGCCGCTGCCGCTGCCTTCTTGGCCTCGTCGATTTCGTGGGCCTGAACATGCTCCGACAAAAACTGTCTTACTATCCTATGTGTAAAATCGCCCTGAGTTTCAGGGTTTGGAATAGTAGCAGAGATTGGATCTCCCGCTTCGTCAACGGGATAAATTGGGTTTTCAGGATCAGTCTCGTCAACAACGTAATCAGGATTAGCCACGTCATCAGGCCTTCCATAATTTGAGCAGACGGCGTCGAACACTCTGGCTACGTCGTCTTCTGCTATTTCTAACTGGAAAATAGCCATTTCTTCTCTCCTCTACAAAATAAAAAGGTTTCTCTATAGTAAATATACACTAAAAATTTAGTACTGTTTGACTTATATTTTCTCTATTATAGCTATAACTAAGGGTTGCTAGTCTAAAAACAGTAAAAACGCCGGATTGGCTGTCGCCTCTTCTGCTGCTGCGTCCTGTGTCTCTAGGTACACTTGTGTAACATACATTACATCACCAAAGCCAGACTGAGTTAACATCGTCAGTCTAATGTACAAATCAGTCCAATCACTGATGCCACTGACATCCGAGATGGTGTACGAATAAGATGTATAATCATCGGTAGATGTGTCCCAATTAGTTACGGCGGCCCTTACTGTGTAGCTGTCAGTTTCTAACAACTCCAGCTTCAGACCCGGACGGCCCATGCCTGCGTTGTCCTGAGTTAATGCCTTATATTTGATGTAAGCATTTCCAGAATCCGGTGTAGACACATCGCTCAGGCGTAAAATACATACATCGTTGCTACCAGTGTCGTCAGTTGAGTTTATCTGAGTCGTGCCGTCATCAGCACTAGCCTCATCCACACTCGCATATAGATTAGTGTTATTGCCAGACTGATTTTTCCAATTGCCGTCTGTATCGTCTGCGTCAGGTCTTGCGTATTGTGCCATTATATATTTTGTCCTATCACAAACCCATCATATGTATCTGTTCCTGTAACAAGGAATCCAAATACATCCGCCTTACCTGCTGTGGTAGTTAAAGTAGGGGCAGAGCCTCCAGCCCATTTAATTGTGCTAAACCACGTCACGGTTCTACTGCCAGTGGCGTCTTGCTGTAATCTAAGCATAAACTTTTGACCAGCAGTTTCATTTAATATAGCGAGCGTTCTATTGTCACCTAGAGTAACTGTATGCACGTTCGCTTCGTTTACATCAAACGTAATTGTAGCTCCATCTGAGTTGGCTTTAAGAGAGGGCTTGGTTGCTTTAGAGAAAGTAACATTTCCACCAGAAGAGATGGCAATAGCGTCAGTGTCGCTTGTGTGCCCAATCGTAGTGCCGTTGATAATAATGCTATCAACTGTTAGCGTGGTAAGAGTTCCTACTGATGTGATATTGGGTTGTGCAGCAGTCGTAACGGTGGCCGCAGTCCCGGTGGTGTTTTGGTTAAGAGTAGCAACATAGGAAGAGGCAATAGCAGTTCCTTGCCATGTGCCTGCGCCAATAGTTCCTACGGTAACAATACTGGAGTTACCCGCCGCTGGTGCTGCTGCGATATCTGAGAGAACTTCTGAAGCGGTGCGACCTTCTACTGCTGTTCCATCAATTCTAAGAAAATCATTGTCCGCAACCGCAGCATTGGCTGTTAGGAAGTTTCCATTGCTAATACCTGTAGCTAGAGCTTTTACTGTTGCAAGGTTTGTAACCTCTGAGTCCATTAATGCACCAGCAGCAGTTACGTTGGTGGCATCGGTTACATCAGCACTAGCTTCAATAGCGTCTAGTTTGCTTTGGTCTGCTGTTAGAAAAGTGCCAGTAGTTAATTTTAAGGCTGCAAGACCAGCACATTCACTATCCATCAATGCGCCTGCCGCAGTTACATTAGTAGTGTCTGTTACATCAGCACTAGCTTCAATACCATCTAGCTTACTGTTGTCCGCTGAAGTAAAGTTGATTTGAGTTAATCCACCATCACCTACCGAATAAGTTGTATTAGTATAGTTGCCTGCGTGTATTGTGCCAACGTTAGTAGTCCAGTCAAGATGCTCATTTGCCACAAAACCACTAAGATTATCATGAACAATTTCGCTATCTACACTGTTTACAGTTACGGTGTTCGTGGCAGAGGTTACAAACTCGGCACCAACGCCATCAGTAAAGGTGATGGTTTCGCCGTCGTCTACTGTTTGTGGTGTGGAGCCATCAGTGATAATGAAGCTAGACATGCTACCACCACCAGCGGCTGCGATCCAAGTGAAACCAGTCGAGCCGCTATCATAGGATAAGAGATAGTTATCGGTGGGAGAGTTTGTTACGTTTAAATGAGCTTCATCAATTGACCCATCTTTGTAGTGAACACTATCGATACCATCTTCTAAGAGGGTTAATATTTCTCCAGCAGTCTGGTCTGCTGTAGCACTTGTTGCTATTCCATCTAATTTAGTTTGGTCAGCAGTTAAGAAAGTGCCTGTAGTCGCTTTAACTGCTGCAAGTCCAGCTAATTCACTATCCATCAACGCACCCGCTGCGGTTACATTGGTAGCATCAGTTACATCCGCACTTGCCTCTATAGCGTCTAGTTTGCTTTCATCTGCCGATAGGAAAGTACCAGTAGTTGCTTTGACTGCTGCAATTCCAGCTAATTCGCTGTCCATCAATGCACCTGCTGCGGTTACATTGGTGGCATCAGTTACATCTGCACTAGTCTCTATACCATCTAGTTTAGTTGCTTGGTCATCACTCATTATTCCCCAAGCTGATGTTGTAGCAGCTGGAAGAGCGACGTTGTTACCATCACTAGACTCTACAGTTAGGGAAGTCCCATTAGCTGTAGCAGAAAGATTTGTAGATACGTTTGTTACTTTAGCTGTGTTAGCTACAACAGCCGTTTCTAAGTTAGCTACATTCGGAATTGCAACTGTGCCTGTAAATGTTGGACTTGCTATAGTTGACTTGAGTGCTAATGCAGTTGTTATTGTGCTTGCATAACTTGCATCATCATTTATTGCTGCTGCCAATTCATTTAGGGTATCTAATGCTCCCGGAGCACCACCAACCAATGCATCTATAGCTGCTTGTACACCTGCTGGTGTAACGGCCCTAGTTGCGTCAGTTCCTGTAGTTGTTTCTCCGGTTGTAGCTAACTCGACACCACCAACCGCTGTAAGAGAGGCACTTGGTAGAGTGTAATTGTTAGCACTAGCGTCAATACCATCTAGCTTAGTGTGGTCAGCATTTGTAAAGTTGTTCTGAGATAACTCACCATCTGTTACAGAATAAGTTGTATTAGTATCAACCCAAGGTACATTGACAACCCCTTGTCCATCAGAATTTAATTGTAAGCCATAAGTTCTCGCTGCTGTGGTACTTACAGCAGTAGCGGCAACAGATTGGTCAGTATTGCTGAATAATTCTATTCCACCTTTTGTAGTTGCGTTTGCTTCTGGTAGAGTATAAACTGTATCTGTAGACGCCACGGTTAGTGTGCCAGCCGCGTCGTCGTATGTTAGCGATACATTAGAACCCGCAGTAAGAACCCCATTAACATAGTCTTCAACCTGTTCTTGGGTAAGCTGAGTGTTAGTGTCTGTTGCTGCTACGGTTAGCGTGCCAGCAGAGTCATCGTATACCAAAGAGACATTAGAGCCAGCTGTTAATAAGCCAGCCACATAATCGTCTACTTGATCTTCTGTTAGCTGCGTGTTAGTATCAGTAACAGTACAGGTTATCGTAGCAGAATAATCACCGCTCGTCGTGTTAGTTTCGCCATCTATGGTGATACCAGCGCCAGCGGTTAAATCTACGCCAGTCATATCTCCAGCCCCACCTCCGCCACCTCTAAACTCACCAGCGTCAACCCTTTTTAACGCCGAGTCGGTTGCGTCCCACAAGAGAAGATAATCAGCATCTTCACTGGTTACATCAACAAGACCACTAATTACATCAGGGGCTAAGTGCGATGCGTCAATCGACCCATCTTTGAGTTCAGAAGAGTCAACGGCGTTTGCGTCTATTTGGCCAGCGGCAACAGATCCTAGCGTGGCTAAAGCTCCAAGCCCTAAAGCTGCAACCTCTGCTGCAACAAAAGCTGTTGTGGCTACTTGAGTTGTGTTGGTTGATACAGAGGCGGTGGGTGCGGCAGGAGTACCAGTGAAGGTAGGGCTAGCAATGTTGGCTTTCAGAGCTATATTAGAGGTGTTAGTTGTTATGTCTTGCCTTAACGCGCCGGATGCAGTTTCTATATCTGGGGCACTAAACTCAGTGCTGGAAAGAACCAATCCATCACCAGCAGTATAGGTAGTATTAGTATCGGTATCAGTTGAGGTGATAGTTAATACTTTTGTGGAATTATTATATGACGTAGTAACGTTAGTACCACCTACTAACTGTAGTGTGTTACCGTCAGATATTGCATAAGGAACACCATCGTCAGAATTTATATTCCAATCTTCAAACGCCGATGCCGTGCCTATCGCGGTAATATGACCGTTTGAGTCAACCGTTATATCTTGTATAAAAACATTGGTTGCGTTGTCTGAGCTTGAAGCTGCTGCAATGTTTGGATGAGCCGTTAAGTAGCCTGCGTCGTTAGTGAATATACTTACGTTATCGCCAGACGCTACACCCACTGCTGTGGTTTGTATTGTTCCGTCGCCAAACAAAATTTTGGGTGTATGTAATTCAACACCGCTAACGTGTCCATCTTTTGTTACCTTCGCTAAAGTGGTGGAAGAACTGTTGTTCCAGTTTTGAAGGTTCTTCGCTTGGGCGGCGGCTCCCTTTACGGTGAAAGTAGGAGATGCTGAGCTAATGTTTTGGAATATAATACCGTCGTCTTGGGCAAAGTTTGCTATGTTTTGGGAGTTATGTTTTACCCAAAAGCCATTGTTGGAAGCAATATAGAACTCACTTGTGCTATCAGCAACCCCTCCAGCGTAACCCTGTTCTGCAAATATATATCCATAAGTTGGGGCGGAGTTTCCAGTTGCGGAATCTCTAAGACCCATCTTCCACTTGGGGTATTGTTCGTCTTCTAGATGTAGAGAAACCGTTTCATCGTAAGCGTTGTTGACGAAGTAGTTAAAGAATATACCAGCGTCTTGTCTCTCTAGTGTAACTGGAGCCTTTCCGCTAGCGGCAGAAGTGTATTGAACCGTACCGTCGGGAAAAGCAAAGCCCTGAAAGTTGGCATAGACACCGCTAACGAGACCTTCTGGGTTTGTGAATACAGCTTTGGGGCCGGGTTGAGCACAAAAGACTTCGGAAACGCCGGTGAGAGTTATCTTTGACCCGCTATTGCTGCTTGATATTACGGTGTCCCTGCTTAGCGTGTTCGTTCCAAGCGTGTATGTTCCTACGCCTGTTTCATAGTTACCATCCGCCGTCTCAACGCAATAGTAAGTCTGGTTGCCGTCCCCAACCGTAGAAGCAAAAGAAGTAGCAGCACCAACAGCCCCGCCAAGCACCATATCTGATGTGCCGGTAGTGCTAGTGACTTCCTTTACTCTGTCCGAAAGAACAAAAGCCATTTTTCACCCCTTTAGAATTGATTGTAAGAACCCATGACGTGCATGTTGCCATTCTGGTCAAGCCACGCAACAACATCTCCAGACTGGTTTTTCCACTCTTGAACTCTTTCGGACGCTGTGTTTGGTAAAACTTCAAGAGTCGCTGTTGATACAAAGGTTCCGTTGCCAATTGAAACACGCTTGTTTGTTGAGTCAGCTTTGATTGATCCACCAAGGTTCATCTGATTAGATTCTAAAGTTACAGATGTTCCATCGCTAAACCTTATGCCTCCAAGAACATTGATGTCACCAGACACACTGATGATTGGTCTCGCAGTAGATGCTATCTCAAACGCTGGGGTTGTGGTCATAGCGTCTACGTTATGCCTCATGGTCATGAGCGTTTTCTCATTTCCATCAGCCCCAGTGAATGTAAACGCAACACCTCCGTCGGGATTATTGCTATAAGAATCATTTTTGTTAAAGATGGACGCTGCTTTATCTGTACCAAAGAAATTGGAAGAGTGTTTGATGGTCATGTTGTCGGCTCCACCAGTAACCGTGAACTTACCATCTGGAACTTCTAAGTACTTGTCTGATGAGTTTGGCCCCATTATGCCTTTTAGAATGGTATAGTTATCCCCAACACCAATGTATAAGCTATAGTCTGTAGTGGCATTCCTACCTAAGTTATCTTGACCGATAAAGATAGAATTACTTATACTGGAGGATATTTCATCGTCTCCAACATTGTGACCAATAATAATGTTACTCAGGCCGGTAGTGATACCTTCGCCAGCGTAGTTACCAATGAGAATATTTTTTCTACCGTTGCCTATGTTGGTGCCAGCCCTGTATCCAACGGCTATATTGTCATCGCCAGAAGTCAGATTTTTTAAGCCTGAAGCCCCATAAGTTATATTTCTGAAATTGTCTGTTAAGTCTGCTTCGCTTCTAGATAGAGGACTCAAGAACCCAGCAAATTGGTTTCCGTTTTGATCTCCAAATAATGTTGAAGATAAATTAGTATCTCTTGGGTTTAGAGCTAGGTCTTTCTGGTTGCCGCACTCATCTTGGAAAATGAGCTTCTGACATTCTCCGGGAACATCAGAGGCGGTTACAAAAAGCTTTCCAAAAGAGGGGGCGTTTGAGGCAGCTCTACCCTGACCAAATTCCTGCATGGATATGTCGCCACCAACTGCGAGCTTGGCGTTTGGAGTCTCAAGGTCAATTCCCACCTGTCGCGAGGGGTCAATAGAGATAGCAACCCCTTTAGTACCATCATGATAAAGGCTGATCTTTCCAGCGTTGGCTGCATATTCTACCTCTAACCCATCTGCGCTGTCTATATAGTTTGAGCCAGACAATAACTGCAATCGAGAATAAGTACCGTCTCCACCAGTCACTCTAGCTACGGCATTTCCTGTAGATTGGACATTGAATATGGTATTTGGCAGTGGGTTGGTTACCATGTTGGTTATACCAACTAAGCCAGCCCCCTTATAGTCACGCATAACTGTAAATGCATTTACGGGGGCGGTCATATCGTCATAAACAGATATGTCAAGCCTGTCTGTTTTTTGGTTATGACTGTCTACTACGTCTAGCTTATCTTTGTAGTTAATATCAAAGCCATAGAAGTGTTCTTTACCGTCAGTCTTCTTCTTATTAGAAGTTCTTGAGATAAATTTTTGACCAACAGTAACTCCCGACATAAGGGCAGAATAACTTACGGTGTAGTCTGTCCCTGAGCTTAGGAAGTTAACATCTGAGATGTTATGAATTTTACCCTCTGGAGAAAGCGGGTTTGGCTTTATAAATTCTTCTCGCGATAGATATGTAGCGTTAGCTTCCCCAAAGGACTCTGCCGTTGTTACGTCTGTCGAACCCTGCTGCGTAGTTGTTACGGAGGCGTTAATAGCGGGAGTGCCGGAATAATTAAGAACATACATCAGTCCGCCAAGGTGGGCCCCGGTGGGCTGTGCCCTTAGCGTGGGAATCTCAATAACTGGCGTAATATCACTCCGTGATTGATACCGAGCCCCTAATTCTTTCGCGTAACAGTTCGGCGCCAAAGTTAGTTCTTTGAGATTGAATGTCTCCTCCCCGACGGTGACGGTGGCATCGAGATATTCAAACATCAGCCCCGTGATAGCAAAACAGTCTCTTCGTTGTTCATCAGGCCACAACTCCCCTTTAGAATCGTCTCGCCTATATCTATCATAGGCAGAGCCAGCGGGAACGTCGTCTCCCTTTAGATAGCTATATGGGCCAGAGGTTACAACAATTTTACCTGCGCCAATTTCAGCGTCAAACTTGGCCTGAACTTCAGCGGCGGTGTCGCTGCTGTTGATATCCACCTTAAGCACTACAACAGTTCTATCATTATTTTTCTGATCGAAGACTGCTTGTATTCCGGGCTTGTAGCCTCCAGTACACACTGGGGCTGGCCAAGATACCAACGAAGCCCCCCTGTGGTCTGGGATTGGCGGGTATCCAGCAGGGGCGTGGCCACCCCCAATTGCATGGTTGGAGTTACTGGATCGGAGGTTATGAATGGGGGTATCGTGACTAAAGTGACCAGTGTTGAAGAACAAAATAGAATAGCCAAATGTGGGGTCATTAAGTTTTAGGGCAGGGTTCCACATTGCACTTTCATCTAGCGGGACGCCTGCCATAGCGAGACAGCAACAAATGAAATCTGGTATTGCTCTATTGGGGTCATTTACACCATCCGCTTTTCTACCATTTTGAATAGCGTAGGTAATCGCCTCAGCAACCTCAAGCCGAGTGGAGGTATCCAACAGGTCTGTGGTTCTTACATTGCCACCAGCAAGAAGGGGTGTGTTTGTTTGAAATTCAAAGTAAAAAGACTCTCCAGCCGTACCGTGTTCAATACGGAATTGGCCCTCATTAAAGTCATCTGGATAGTTGTGTGTGATTGTGCAGCCAGCACCAAGGTAGTCGCCTTTAGTTATCGACCTGAGAAAAGTGTAAAACTTCTGCCCATCGCTAGTCTCTCCGCCGCCACTAGTTAACTTGGCAGGATCAATTACTAATTGCTGTAAATCAACGCCACCCCATTGAGAATTAGAAGTGCCCGTAAATTCTACGATCCAGCCAACGCCACCTGTAACACTTGCGTCTGTGACAGTAATATCATCAGATGACATCGAGTAAATTGCCGACGTGATAGCCAAACTAACTGCGGCAGCTGTAGCGTTCCAAGCAATATCTCCAGTTTGATACATTATGGGATCGCCGCCACCATAGTAGGTCAACGAAAGCGTGAATGTTCCACCGTTAGCATAATGTTTAATTAATTGTTTTTCATTTCTAGTTGTGGTTCCGCCCGCAATAACCACTTCATTATCTGGCCTGAGGAAGAATCCAAAGCATCCGCTTTCTGCCATCAGCGACACTGTTTCTCTACCAATAATCCTGTCTGTCTGCAGATGGTTTCCAGACGCAATATTTAAACTGATATTGCTATTCCAAGATGATTGGGAATATATATTGTGGTCTTCCAGACAGTTGGTAGGGGCACTACCAGATGGGCTAAACAGCCATTCGTATCTTCTCCTGTATGTTTCGGGAGAGGTGCCACTGGCAACCAGTACCAGACCAGCACCGTCTGCGGATTGATCATCAAGATACCCGCAGGGAGTAGGTTGCCCATCGCAAATACCTGAGCTCGCTAAATACAGTGTCTTACACTCGTATACGCACGATTCGACGGCGTGGAAAGTTAGTGTGGTGAGTGAGTCAGCTGTAAGGTCAGAGAAGTGACCTTGCCACTTGAGGTCGGGAACTCCTAAGCTATATTTGTCGCTTTCGTTGGGGACTATACCTCCCGCAACTGTGATTAAGCCATAAGATCCAGACGGTGCGGCGGTTCCTATACCCAGATCTCCGCCAGAGAAATATATGTCATCATTTATAGAATGTGATAACCAAACACTCTTCCAGCCAAACGTTTCTTTACCAAGATCATACATACCTGACAAAGAGGGGGACACTGAGCCAGAAACCTCAAGAGTACTGCCAGTATGAAGACCCTTAGTACCAATACCTAGCCTAAGATTGTCTAGCTCTCCATACATTAACGGTGTGTTGCCGCCACCTTCAGAAATATCTGGACACTCTGTAAGAGAAGAGACATCGTTGATACCAAGATAGAACCTATAGCTGTATTTTTCTCCAATTCCACTTCCGTGATAATATCCAGCGCCATTACCAATAGCAATGTTACTGCTTCCATACTTATTGCTTTGTAGGGCGTTGGAGCCTATTACCGTGTTTGAATGACCAAATGTATTGCCAGCTAAGGATTTATATCCAACGGCTGTATTGCCACTACCATACACATTACACGTTTCTGAATAAGCCCCAATCGCAGTGTTTTCACCGCCATTAAAGTTATGACGCAGCGCGTAGTAGCCAAACGCTGAATTGTCAGTGCTTACATATTCAGGAAGGTAAAGATAATCTAAAGCTCCGGCCCCACCAATAGTAGTTCTAGTGTGTGGAGTCGAAAAATTAGCAGCTTGTATATCCTTGCCCTCTAAGAAGAGATGCGTAGAATCAATCATGTCAATTAGATTGTGTCTAACATCGTAGGGCGATACCAACATTCTAGAGTTGTCTAGAATTTCGGAGTTGATATTGGCTGTTATAGTTTGCTTTGGCAGAATAGGCATCTAAAATCCCTTACTTGAAACTAATTTCTAATGTATTGTAGTCAAATTTTACATTATCCCCTGCGTAAATAATCCTTGGGTTATCTAAAGCAGCGTGCATTAGTACATTTCCGGGTGAGTTATCTTCGTCTGTACTGTGATATGGTGAATCAACAATAGCTATTCCAGATACCCATCCCCAATCAAGAAGAGCGGTGTTGAATACTATTTGACCACTGTTTCTAACTGTTCCACTTCCAGCCTCAAAATCCTCTTGCGTATATGAGAATTTCGTTGAGTTGGGAGCCCCAATATTTACTCTACTGTAACCAGTTCCTGAGCCGTTAATACCGCTTGGAATCTCTAGAATAGTAGTGCCTGTATCTGCATCAGCGAGATCTGCCTCTCTCACACCGCTGACCAGTGCAATTGAAATATTGGATGGAGCAGAGAAACTTTCGCCTCTAAATACGAAATTTAAGAGGCCCGACTCTAAATAATTTGATAGAGCAGCCATTATTATCTCCTATTATTTCCTAAAAAAAAGAACATGTTCTATCTATATATACACATAAAAAAAGAGCCACCCCCACAAATATATGAGGGTGGCCGCTTATCTTAATAGCTTTTAGTGCTAATAATTAGAACGATCCAAGGATCACTCGTCTATTATCAAGAACACCAAAACCAATTTCAGCCCAACCGTAGAAGCCAGCTCGCTGTTGTCTGTGAAGAGTAGGATCTTCAAAGACTTCTAGCTGCTGCTTAACAGGCATGACAAAGCTGTCATTCGAGGACTGGTCTAAACCAACGACTAATTCTACGTCGTTAGTTTCTACAGCACCTGATAGAGAACCAGTAAAGAACGTCTGGTACTCTTGGTCTTCTCCAAGTTCGTCAAGATCATGGAGGTTTACACCAAAGATGCGTGTGATTGGAGCTCCGTCTTCAGAAGCCGTGTAGATTTCTCTACGTGTAACTTCATCAATTTGATCCAATCCCCAGTTGCGAACGTCTTCGAGAGCTTCTGGACTCACGTAAAGGTCAGTCAAACGACCGCGTCCCATTGATGCACTGTTTCCGCCAGAGTTGCGGCGCATAACAGTTTGCATAAGAGAAACCATTCGTTTGGTAAACTGACCGGCGGTAGCGTCGGCATCATAAACCAAGATGTTACGATCAACGCCAGCAGCCAAAATGGTGTGCCATCCATCGTCATTCATCTTCTTAGTGAAGCCTGCTTCCATAACTTGCATAGCACGCGAAACGATGTCCCAACGGGCTTCACGAGCGTATCTCAACAAGTAGTCGATTGAGCTTGTGATGCTGTATGTGGGAATCATTACGTAATCGCCTTCTACGCTACGTTCTGGAATTCTACCGTGTCCGGGGTTAGTGTAGGCAACGTGTTCGCCTTCAAGTCCCGGTGAAATCAAGTCAAGGGGAAACTCGGTATTAGCACCGGGTTCTACATTGATTGTTTCAAAAATATCTCCAAGAATGTTGCCAACTAGAACACCTTTTCTCAAAGGAAGTTCAAGCGCTTTGGCAAATTCTCGCTGAGCTGCTTGAGCAACGTTAATATCGCTGTCACCGGAACGGCGAAGCAGTGCGATAAATTCATCGCTAGGTCTATCTGTATAAGACATTATTTTAATCTCCTTTAATTATTAAGTTTGCTAGTTAGCGTAGCCGTGGTTAGGTAGGTTAACTTCAACTTTAGCATAACCATCTTCATCCTTAGCGGAAAGGAATCGACCAATCGCTAAGTTACCAGAGGCTATTACACTCATTGGATAAGAACCATTACCGATGTTTCCAGCGTTATCTACATAAGCAACGTCGCCAGCTGAGGGAGTACCCACAATGCTGCTAGTTACGACATAGCCTTTACGTAGGAGGGTAACTTTACCACCAAGCTGAACTTCATCTTTGTGTTGGTTTAGATGAGTGCGTGTTAAGTCTTTGTCAACAACATCATTCATTAAAATACCAACGGGACTATCAGTTGCAGCAACAGTAGCCTTATAAACTACCTTGTTTACACCCTGATCCATTGCAGCACCAGAACCAGCTGTACTATCGTGAACAACACAACCGCCGCGTGTTACGGCTGCTGCACCACCCCAGAAAAAGCTGATATCGGTTTGCAGTTCGTATCTATCTGCTTTAAGAGCCATCTTTTTTTCTCCTCTAAAAATTTAGATAAAAAACTTACTTGTTTAAAACGTTTGATTCAAGCCAAGATGCGATATCGGCACGGGTTGATTCCACTTCATCCATTTCTGGATCTGGCTCAACTAGTGCTGCCTCGGTTGACTCGACTTCTTCAAAAGCTTCTTCCAACTCAGCTTCTGCTTCTTCAGCAGCCTCAGTTTCGTTAGCTTCTTCCGTCACTTCTTCGGAAACCTCAACGGAGGCTTCTTCTTTTTTGTCGTCTTTTTTGTCGTCTTTTTTGTCGTCCTTCTTTTTCTTATCCCACCACTTGGCGACGATGGCGTCAAACGCTTCATCACTAAGAGCTGCGTAAAGCTCAAGGGACTCCTCAGCTTCTTCGCTATCAAAGCCAGCTTCAACGAGCGCGGCTTTTCTACGAGAGGCTACTTCTTTTTCATGCATTTCATCAACCTTAGCCTGACTTGAAGCCAAGTCGTCTTGAGATTGAGCTAATGCATCTTCTAGTTCAGCGATGCGAGCCTGAGTAGACTTAATGGTCTCTTCAAGTTCAGCAGCTGCTTCCTTCTTTGCCTCTACGTCAGCTTCAAAAGCCTCTACAGTGGAAGCAAACTCTTTATCTTTTGCTTCTTCTACAGATTGCTTCATGGCTGTGTTTTCAGCTTTGGAGGCAGAAAGGTCTTCTTTAAGCGAAGCGACTTGCTGTTCCAAAATTTCATGATTATCTGACATTTTGATATCTCCTATTGAAAGTTCATCAGTAATATCTTCTACAATAAAGGATCGGCTTTTCTCAAATATTACGCTTCTTGGATTAGCAGGCTTAGAAACTAAACCCTTTCCAGAAAACGCTATATTTTTGAGCGCCCTACCAATGGTAAATCCTTCATACTTCCCCTCACCGCCATAGGCGCGTAGGTGTTTTGTCAGGAATGCCGATTGTTCATCTCTTGCGACTACATGATTAGCTCCTTTGGGGTCTACCAGAGCGTAATCGAAGTCCGAGAAAAGACATTCCATTGAGACAAACCACTTGCCCTCCTCTATCTCGGCTATGATCTGTTGCATCCGATCCCTATTTTCGGGGTCAGTCCAACAGTTATAAAGAACAGCTTCCGTTACTATGTCAAAGTCTTCTGGAGCCTGCTCTTCTGCCGATATTTTTTTTCCTTCTTTGTTTAAAACATAGGAACTGGTTATGTGTCCTATGATATCATTTTCATTGTGCATGAAGTTGAACTGCTTGTCTTCCGGTGTATTTCTAGCAGCCCATGTTGATTCAGATGTAAAAACATCATCGTTCTTATTCCATCCGGTTGAAACCAATACTGATTCTAAGTAGTAAAGGTCAAACTGGTCAGGATTACTCTTCTTGTTTGATGCTATAATTTTTGCGATACTGTCACTAACCGGCTTTTCTGTGGTAGATATCGTGGCAACTGAAGCGTATATGATGGAGGCCTGAGACTTAACGAGCTCAGACACGCCATCTTCTATTTCTTGCTTATAAGTTTTCATGTGTCTTACCTCTAAAATAAGTATACACGCTTTTTAAAAAAGTATTATAAAAACCCCTACTTTATACTAAATTCAACGTAGCAACTGATGGCTTGTTGTCTGAAATTATCTATAGTCATATCCTCAATAACTATGTTTTTATCGCTTAATGTTTCTTTAAACGCCTTGGGGGCTAGTTTGCCCTCTGCTAGGCTGGCATGTATTGTTTCATCGCTCACCTCTGACAAAAGATCTAGGTTTGTTAATACGTCAAATTTTATTCTTTCAATGTTAAACATATCAGATTTAGTCATTTGTCTAAGGTTTTTCTTGTTGTTCATCTTTAGAAAGGCCGTAGTAACAGACTCGGAAATCTTATCGTAGGAGTTTTGAGACCAAGTAATGAGTTCAGCTAAGCCGGGTTTTGACTTTGGTTTTTCAACCCTTTTCTTTCTTGGCTTTTCGTCTCTCTTAAGCAAAGGTCTTCCTTCATTTTTAGGTGGTTTAGCATTGTTTTGTGGGGCTTTGGGCTCCTTGTTTTTCTGCTCTTTTTCGTTAAGCTTCGATTGTTTGTCCATTTTTTCCAAGTCTTTTTTGTGGTTGGCATTATGGAAAGGGGAGGCTTTATCAGGAGTTCCACTAGAGTCCCTCTCTTTGAGCTCTCTCTTAAGTCTAATTTTTTCCACCGTTGGTATTTCCTTAAATCTTTCCAGTATCGTTTCGTGTGATATAATGTCTCTATCCGCGAGTTGTAGTAGCAAATTCTTTTCTGCTGTATCGTCAGAGAGATTCATTTGGTCAAAGTGTACATAAGCTGGTCTTCTAAAGCCCATTGCTTTTCGTACTGTCTCCATCTCACCCTGCCAAAAACTAGACAGTAAGTTCCTTCCGTACTGTAATCTTTCAACTAAAGTCTTAAGACTGATGAAGTTATTGGTAAACCCACCACCATTTCCAGCTAACCCTGTTAGCGTCGGGGGAACACCAAGCCCAGCATATATACTATTGAGAACTGAATCATATTTTTCAGAACCTAAAAACTTATATACTTGACTGTTTGATTCCGTGTAGGATAGCTCTGGGCCCCAAACTAATTCCATAGTTCCACCGCCAGCATTACTTGCTAGGATGTCGCGTAGCTTGTTAATCGCGGCTTTATTGGGTAGGATCTTATGCTCTAAACTACCTAGAGTCCATAGGCGTATATTGGATATTGCGCCGTCAAGAGCTGATAAGTCCGCAAGTCTCATTTTTTCTAGCATGACAATGTCGTCTAGAATAGCATAAATCATTGGGTTTGCCCACAACTGCCAATCGTCCTTCTTGTAGTAAAAGACGGAAAGACGGTCTTGTTCCAGCGGTATTTCTCTATCACCCCGTTCAATAGCTCGTCTAGCTGCTGGCGGCAAAGTCGCTAGAACATCTTGTGGGAGACCTCCTTTTTTGCCAACCTTATCGCCAGCGAAAGAGTTAGAGATTGTGTAGTTTTTCTGACCAACAAACAGAGACAACCCACCATCTTTAATATTGATAGTGTTTGGATTGAAGAAGTTGTATCTCCAAGGTATTACGTTTTTTGTTATTTTTGGTATATCTACTTTGATATCGTTAGCTACGCTCTTCATGAAGCTTGACAGCTCAGGAGTAACCTTTGCGTTGCTCTTGTATATTATTACGTTGCCCGTTCTATATAGGTTATTAAGGAACCTTTCAGATCTTTCTTTACCATTGATCTTTTTAAACCACTGTTTGAAGAATTTTTCAGCAGTTCTATCTGGATGAACAAGGCTAATACCCTGACTACCAAAGTCTCCCATCAAATCAACTACATTCCGTATGATTCCAACTTTGTCGTAAGCATCCATACACATCTTGATAATGCGCTTCTGGTTGTTTGGAATTCTTTCTGCGTCTCTAAACGAGTAGTAGTCCCTCCTTGTGAACTGAGGTCGTACCGATCTATTAGTCTCAATATTCAAGAAAGTACTGGTATTGGCGTAGCTTTTGTTTAGACCAGCATAAGAGTCAATATTATCGCTATAAGCAGCAAATGCGTCCTGCTTGTCTTCATCGCCTGACCAAGTTATCATGTTTTCACTCATTTTATGCCTCTACGCTTTCAATCGGAATGTTAATTGGAATGTTACAATATTATACACAAATTAATAAACATCTTTCATGCTCTCAGTGAACCAATTAGGCCCGGTGAACATTGTGTCGCTGCTCTTTCGTTTTACGCCATCCATTGTCGCGAACCCACCGTAGAAGTTGTACTCTTCCGGCGTGGGTGCTCTCATTATACCTCTAGCGGCCATGTTAGCCATAATCAAAGAAGAGTAACGGTCTTTTCTTATTTTGCTTTTTCTTCCTGCTCCAATAATTACTTCTGGAGTATCCCACCTATCACGGCCAGAAGCTGTCTGTGTCATCTGTATCATGGAGAGTTCATCTTTGAGTTCCTCTATGTCGAGAACGCACTCTTCCAGTGTATCATAAACCCTGTTTTTGAGACCATCCTCTGCGGCTGATATCCCAAGTGAGACAGGGTCGAAGAATGGGAACAATAAGGATTTGTCCTCAAAGTCTTTTCTTAAGCTGTGATTTGCCTCTGCTAACCAGTCGTATTTTGCAAACTGACACATTTCTAATATATGTAGTCCTTTTTCATCGTCAGTATCTTTCTCTTTGTTTTCGTCTATTACAGGCCATATTTCTATTTCGTCTTCTTTAATCTTGTCTTTGTCGTGAAGAGACTCCATTACGGCTATACCACCACCCTGCGCATCCATAGCGATGTGTACACACGGAAAGAGTCTCATGAGATCCCTGATTTTTTTAGCACAATATGCGTAGTAATCAGTCTCTGTGGAATATCCTTTCTTAACCTTGTCTTTGTGCTGCGATCTGTTTGTAGTCCAACAGTGAACAATCCTTCTGTGCTCTGCGTTTAGCTCAATTACTACAATGCTAAAATTATCAACCTCAGATGCCGGGTCAACCCCGAAAACATATCTTTTGTTTGGGTCTCCCATTAGTCTAGCTTCAAAGTGGATCTCATTACCTTGGGAGTCTTTAATGGTGTTATCTTTGGAGATAACGCATGACTCAATTAACGATCTCTTAAAAAAACCGTGACTGTCTCTAGTGAAACATGCTCCAAATTCCATTCGATAAATACCTGCGTGAACTGTTGCTTTAGATCGAGCTACTTGTGCGGCGTCCATAAAGCCTTCCGGTAGCAGCTCGTAAGGTATTCTGATTATGGAGTACTGCCTCCAGTCAAAACTCTTTGGCACTTCTTCTCCGCCAAATACTTCTCTCAGCCTGCTCTCTACACCTCGGCTCTTAATAATCTGACGCCATTTCTTCCAGTATTCTGCAAAGTGGTTGAAGTCATAGTATGCCGTACCAGAAAGAATAATCTGGTTATCCTTGATGGATAGGTCTTCGTCTTTTCTATCTTCATCTAGCTCTACCCCTAATTCCTTTGCTCTTTTTTTAGCGGCTAGTCTTTTGACGTTATCAATAGGGTCTGCACTAACAGCGGCAAAACCAGCAACAACGTTTTCAAATATTTCACGGGGAATGGACGCAAATTCATCTGCAATAATGTCGTTAGCTCGTTGACCACGAATCTTTTGCCCGTCACCAAGAGGTAGACAGGTTATGGTGCTGTCGTTTATTCTCATAACACATCTATCGACATCTCTACGAGGCCCACTGGTATTGCTGCATATGTCTCTCAGTATCGGAGCGTTACGCCATATGGTTTCCATGTACTCAAACAGAACCTTTGACTGTCTAAATGCAGCGCCTACTACCACTACTTTTCTCTTTGGCAGTAGCAACGCCCGTAATAACGAATACAGGGACAGAATAAAAGACTTGCCAAAACCACGGCTGGCAATAAGCATAGGGAACTTTCTGTTCCACATTTCGTAAAGCATGAGAGCTTGCGATGGTAAGATTTGGACATTGAGCATATATTTACAAAGAAATGAAAAATACTCTGGCCTAGTCATGAGATAGACTAGCCTTAAGTGGTAATCATCATCTCTCATTGTAAGTATTCCAGCAGGGTTAAATAGTTCGCCCTCTGAAATGTCTAGGTTTAACCAAGCTTCGTTTATGTGTTTTAATTCTGCTGTCATTTTAGGCTGTTGATACTCCCAAAGTTTCTGTGAGTTATAACGTTGTCAGCTAATCCATAGTAAACCGCTTCATGAGCTGTTAAGTACCAATCACCGTCTTTTAGTTTACGCTTTAGAAATCGCTTGACTTTTTCCATTGTTACGGTTTTAAATTTTTCTTTAAAGTATTTGCCCTTTTTAGATCTTGCGGTATAGATATCTAACATGGTATCTAATATTTTTTCCTCAAACTTAGACCAGTTTTGAGTGTCTAGATAGTTGCCAGAGTTTCCGCTGCTTCCATAGTGACACATAAAGTAGGAGTTGGGCATCATCATTCTTTTATCTGCTGCCTGCAGCATGATACTACTCATAGATTCAGCTTGACCATACACTAATATTGTTATGTGCGATCTAGAGAGTGTGATAGAGTCGTATATAGCCATTCCATCGCCCCAGTTTCCACCAAGGCTATGCATATGAATCAGTATTGGTTCATTTTTAAGATAGTCCAAGTGTCTGAGGTTTTTAATAAACGTTGTGGCCATACGATACTCCACTCCCGGATCGTCTTCAAACGGGCCGTGGTGTCCGTGTAAATATATTTCCCTTTGTTTGAGATCTATATTCTGATTGTGAATTGATTCAATATCACTCATTAATTATACATCTCGTTCACTCTTTTGAATATACTAGAGCTAGTGAGGAAGGCATTATACTTGTTTCCACAGAAAAGAACGTGTATGTCACGTTGAAGCTGAAACTCCATAAGACACTTCAACATATACTTTCCGCTTATCTTTAATTGCTTCCTTTGTGACTCCGGGATTCTACTATTCTCTGGAAAATCAACTAGATCAGCCAAGGAAAACTCTAAAACTATAAATTTATGTCTAAAGGGTTTCATTCGCTCAATCTCATTCATGAACGCATGTTTCTTTTGACCCAAGTTCATAGCGAGTTCTTCAGGAGAAGCTTTGCGTTCAATACAAATCTTTTCCTCAAGACCCACTATTGTATAGTCGCCGGTATCAAGTTTTTGTACTATCATTCCATCGCACTTATCGTACTTACTGAAATGGTATCCTTCTTGCTCACGGGTGTCTTTAATAACTGTGAAGTTAGGTGTTTTTGCCATCGTTGTATACTATTTGAGAAAATAATGTTTCGTAAACTTGTTCATGCCCGGTTATTCTTTCGTGGCACGAGCGGCATAGGGTTATACCATTGTCAACGTCATATCTCAATATAGCGGCATTTGACCACTTTTTTATGTGGTGTGCTTGTATTCTAAATTTTGAGTTACAGTCCGGCATTTGACAGCGGAACTTGTCTCTCTTATATATTTTTTTACGCCAGTCTTTATAGACCGGGTCGTCGTAATTTCTTCTCATTTTACAGCAGCGCTCTTTACTCTGATGTCTTTCTTGATTTCTTTGCATAGCAATCTGGCTTCTGCAGAGTCGTCTTGACTTAGTATCAACTTAAACAACTGATGCGTTGCTTTAAAACAAGCGCCATCGGGGTCGTCAGCTTCTACAAAAATAATCGGAGCGTTGTAATTGTATTCATATAGTCTATATTTTTTAAGTCTTGATATAACTAATGATAGATCAAGAAAAACTTTGTATATTTTCATTTAAGTCGTGTTTCATCATGATGTTTACGAGATCTCCTAGGTCGTTCTTAGGAGTCCATCCTAACTTTGTTCTAGCTTTTTCGGAACTTCCTTTTAGGTAGTCCACGTCTGAGGGTCTATAGAATTCTGGATCAATAAATACATGATCTTCCCAGTTTTCAATTCCCACATATCCAAAAGCTCTTTCTAAAAATTGTTTTATCGTGTTCGTCTGCT